GACAAGGGTTTTATTGAGGTTGTAGATTCACTTGGTAATGACTTAACAGTAGTTAACTCTGCTCGTGTATCATTTGGTAAAAGAAAATCTGTGTGGTCAGCATCTGATAGAAGATTAGTAAAGTATCTCGCAAAGTATAAACACTATTCACCATTTCGTCATCTACAAGTTCAGTTCCATATAAAGGCACCTGAGTTTGTAATGAGACAATGGTACAAACATGTGGTTGGGATTGAGACAACATCCAACTCATCTACCAAAGACCATGCGTGGAATGAGATTAGTGGTCGTTATGTACCAGTAGAGGAGTTTTACATACCAGAAATATGGAGAAAACAATCAGAGGATAACAAACAAGCAAGTGAGGGTGTTTTGGAGTCAGAAAACAACTCAAGAGCTAAACACTATTATGATACTGCATTATCCACCACGGTTAATATGTACAATAGACTCATTAATGATTTGGGAGTTGCAAAAGAACAAGCTAGAGCTATACTTCCACTTTCACAATACACCGAAGTTTATTGGACAGCATCATTTCAGGCAATCATGAATTTTATTGAGTTGAGAAACGAAAAGACATCACAGATAGAGATACAAGAATATGCCAAGGTGTTGTTAGAATTAATGCATGAAACATTTCCAAAAATAACTGAAATATGGAGTGAAGCTCATGGATGGGAATAAGAAACATTACGTTTGGGGAGGTCCTAAAGAGTGGAGTTTTGGTGGGGCTAGTGATTTTGACGTACCATTTTATACCTTTTCGAACTTCTTTGAAGATAATCAAGTAGAAAAAGTAATTAAATTATGTGAGAGTTTTCCATTGGTAGATGGGACAATGTCTAACGAAGCTAACACAGACAAAGGATGGAGGTCATCAGATATTAGATGGCTTGAAAACAATCACAAAACAAAGTGGATTTATGATTCTATTTGGACGGCTACCTGTAATACAAATGGTTGGAACTACACCATAACTGGATTTGTTGATTTATGTCAATATACTACTTATGATTCATCAAAATATAAAAAACCACATTATGGGTGGCATAAAGATAATGGGGTTGGACATAATCATCGTAAGATAAGTTTGTCTATTTTACTGAATGATGATTTTGATGGTGGTGAACTTGAATTATTAATTCCTGGTGGGGGGTTTTTGAAACCAAAAAAGAATGAAGCTATAATGTTCCCATCAAATACATTTCACAGAGTTCATCCTGTAACTAAGGGGATAAGAAAATCGTTGGTCGTGTGGGTGGCAGGACCTAAACTAAAATAAGAGGAACAAAATGTATAAAGAATTTATAAAAGAAGTACCGAACTTTCCAATAGATGGAATTGACTTTAAAGACATATCACCATTACTTGCAGACCAAGAGACATTTAGGTCTGCTCTTGTGGATATGGGTAGACAAGTTAGGTTACCAGATTATTGGATTGGGATAGACTCTCGTGGTTATCTTTTTTCTTCAGCACTTGCCACTTATTTTGGTGGTGGTGTAGTATGTGCTAGAAAACAAGGTAAAACATCTGGCGAATTTGTTAGTGAGACATATGATTTAGAGTATGGAACTGCTACGTTAGAATTACAACCAGGTAATGGTCAAGTGGTTATAGTTGATGATGTATTAGCAACAGGTGGGACATTACAGGCAACTAATAATTTGGCTGAAAAGGCTGGATACGAAGTGGTAGGTAATTTAGTTTTAGTTGATTTGAAATATGTTCCAAGAATCGATAACTTTAACTTAAATGTGAGGTCAGTAGTAAAATATGCCTAGAAAAACAATCGGTGCCATACCAAAGATAGTAAACAATTTCAATCCGAGAACAGCAAATCAAAACATATTCTACAATATAATAGGAGAGGAAGATACTCAACTTGTATTGTGTCATGGGATAGCTGGGACTGGTAAAACTTATGTGTCCATCTATAGAGCTCTACAAGATGTGTTAAGAAGAGGGACACCTTATCATAAACTCATTATAATAAATCCTACAGTAGACGTTGGTAATGAAGATAAGTTAGGATACTTACCAGGTGAGTTGAGTCAAAAGATACAACAATATAATGAATCCACCTTTACGATATTAGACAAGATTATTGGTAAGGCTAGAGCAACCAAGATGATTTCGGATAATAAATTAGAGATTGGAGTGTTAAACTTTCTGAGGGGAGTTAACTTAGAGAATTGTTATGTGATACTTGATGAGGCTCAGAATGTTTCACCTATGCAAATCAAGACTTTGATGACAAGAATATCTGAAAATTGTAAGATGATTATACAAGGTGACATGTCACAATGTGATAAGTTCAAGGCTAACGGAGTTACAGCATACGAGAAGAGTGGTTTCTATGATGCTTGGTTTAGATTAAAAGGTGTCGAGGGTGTTAATCACATGGCATTTAATAGAGAAGATTGTGTTAGACATCCATTGGTTAAGAGAATCTTGAAGACATACGAGGATGAACATGAAATAGATTTAAGTCATGACTAATGTTATCAAGGGAGTTTTTAACAGAAAGAGGTTATTGTTGCGGACATGGTTGTTTGATGTGTCCATACGAACCTAAACATACAAAAGGAAATACAAATTTAATGGGTTACGGAAATATTAAAAAGAAAACACTTATTGTTTGTGCTCTACCAATAGAGACTCAAGGACAATTGGATGACTATGATGTTCTATATACTGGAGTTGGTAAGGTAAATGCCACATTTAAACTAACACAGAAATTTGGTAAGTTTGGTTCACATATACCATATGATTTAGTAATTAATTATGGAACTGCTGGTTCACAACATTGGGAATATAGAAAAGGTGACTTGGTAGATTGCACACGATTTGTTCAGAGAGATATGGATGTAACTCCACTTGGTTTAAGGTTAGGTCAGACACCATTTGAAGAAGACATTCCAATAATAGTTCAGAGTGAATCAGAGTTTAATCCTATAGGTAAGAAGGCTCTATGTGGTAGTGGTGATTCTTTTGTACAAGATAAAACTATGGGAGATGTGGTAGATATGGAATCTTATGCTCTAGCAAAAGTATGTAAGTTATATGATGTACCATTTATATCGTTTAAATATATTACAGATACAGCTGATCCAGATGCTAGTAATGATTGGGAAGAGAATGTTGGAAAAGGTATTGTAGAATTTAAGAAAAAAGTGCTTGACTATTTACCAAAATCTTCGTAAATTAATTACAATTAAAATAAAGGATAAACTATGAATGATATCGGAATGATTATTTACTTTAATCTACCACCAATTGCTTTTACCGTTTTTGTATTTTACGCATTTGTAAAGTACATGTATGAAGATGGTAAAAAGAGAGCTGGTAGATAATGACATATCGAGAATACAGACCAACTTGGTTACAAGAAAAGATATTCGTGGATACATATGGTAGGGATTACAATCTATCTGATGTACCCATGACTTATATGACACGAAAAGATGCCTACGATAAACGAGGATTAACCGAAGAACAAGTAGATGACATCTATGAAAAATGGATTTTAGAACAAGAGGAGTTACATAATGCCGAAAAATAAAAATCAAACTCAATGGAAAGGTTATGGTGAATACACATACCTTGAGGGTGTAGGTAAAGATGCTAAACCTGTAAAGTTTTTAGCACGAAATGATGAAGATGCACAACTATATGTAAAGAAAGTTGGTGCAACTTCTTGGATGAAACCAGATACCTTAGACAAGGTAGGTAATGGGTAAACACTACTACGAAAAAAGTGGTATCATTGATTCCAAAATCAATATCACTTATCACGAGTTGTTCCTAAAAACTGATGAAGAACTTGACGAGTGGATTGAAGAAGCTCGTCAGTTCATCATTAAGGATTGGGATGAGAATGGTACACCACCGATGGTTGGTCAGAACATTGACCAGATAATTAGTTCATTCAAGAAACTCAGAGAATATGACATACATGGTTTCATAGAAAAAGCTGACGATGGTCAAAGGAATGTAATTAAGAACTTTAATAAGTTTGCTAATGGTGTCAACCAATTCTTCCCAACTATGATGAAAACTCGTATTGGAGATACTGGTGATGTTGGACTTAACTCAATCTATGATAGAATTAAAGAAGACTCGAATAAAGACCTTTTCTTTAGGTCTATGAGAAGGGGAGTTCGTAGAGATTCCATGTATAGTTTCAGTAAATCTGTATCTTTGGATAGAAAAGAAAACGATAAGGGTGGACTACCATATTGGAACGAAGAGTCAGCATTAGATTGGTTGGAATATTACCATGATAATAAATTAAAATTTAAAGACATCCGTTTATGGATTTCTAAGTCTCACAAGGAAGAATATCTTAAACAATATGTGACTTTAACTGCGGATGATATAAAGTATGCTTATGATAAGGGTTTAATTACAGATGAGATGGTTACTAACTTATGGTGTCCCACATTAAAGAAGTTGATGTCAGTTGAAGATTTAGATGACCATGTTTCTACGAAGGGTGGTAAACTAAAGAGAAATGTTTACATGATTAGATACTATAATATTCATAGGAAACTATTCCCATCAGCATTTCAGATATTCAGATTGAGTTTAAACTCACAACCAGCAGTTAACTTCCCCCCACTTACTGCTAGATTATTATACGAGAAGTATACAGACCATATCAAACAAGATGAACCACTAAACATTTACGACCCGTCAAGTGGTTGGGGTGGTAGGATTCTTGGTGCTATGGCTTCCAAGAAGAGGATACATTATATCGGAACAGACCCGAACACAGACAATTGGATAGACGAAATAGATAAGTCAAGATACGAGTATGTTGCTGACTTCTTCAATGAACATGGATTGGAAACAAATCCGTTTTGGGAAGAACCAAAAAATACTTATCATTATTTTCAGTTAGGTTCTGAACATGTTGGTGACCATCCTGATTATCAACAATATAAAGGTAAGTTGGATATGGTATTCACTTCACCACCTTATTTTGATAGAGAACAATATTCAGATGATGATGAACAATCATTTAAGGCTTATCCGATGTACTCTGATTGGAGAGATAACTTTCTTAAACCAACATTGACAAACGCTTACGAGAGTCTTAAAAGTGACAGATATCTACTTTGGAACATCGCTGATATCAAGATAGGTAAAGACACTTTTCATCCATTAGAACAAGACTCAATTGATATTATAGAATCACTTGGTGGTAAATATCAAGGTAAGTTGAAGATGTTGATGGCATCTATGGTTGGTGTTGACCAATCTAACGTCAAAAACAAAGTTGATGTCAATGGAGTTACTGTAAAATATGAACCAATATTTATCTTTCATAAACCTTAGTGGATATATTAGATTACAAATTAGACGAGATAGATTACGAGGTAGACTTACCAAAACCAGTGGTAAAAGAACATGGTGGTTTTTGGGTTGTTCGTGATGACCTACTTGATGGTGGTACGAAGAGACGGGCATTCACTACCTATGTTAAGAACAAACCTGATGTAGAGGAGTTTGTTTACGCTTCACCAAGACAAGGATATGCTCAGTTATCACTAGCATATGCTTGTAAAGATATGGGTAGGAAGTGTACGGTAACTGTTCCACAAGGAAAGAGATATTGGTTAACAGATGCGGCTGAGGAGTTGGGTTGTAATATAATAGAAGTTCCAATGGGGTTTCTAACTAACATACAGGCAAAGGCTAAAAAGTATTGTTTAGATAATGATGCTCATCTAATTCCATTTGGTGGTGACCATCCGATAATAGTTGAGACTATGAGAAGAACAGCATTAAGTCTTGGTATTAGACCAAAAGAAGTTTGGACTGTTATGAGTAGTGGAGTATTGAGTCGTGGTTTACAAGGTGCTTGGCCTGAAGCAAAAATTTATGGTGTTCAAATAGGACATAACACAACATTACATGAAATGGGTAGAGCTGAGTGTTTCCGTTCTGAGTATAAATTTCAACAAGAATGTAAAGAACCAGAAAGACCACCATTTCCAAGTTCATTAACTTACGATAGTAAGGCTTGGAAATTTATGAATGAACATGCAAGTAAAAACTCTTTATTTTGGAACGTAGGAAAATGAACGATTATTTTAGTTATAACAAAGAAGTAAAATTACAGAAAACAATTAGGATATTAGTCTATCCAAATATAACTTATTTGAAGGACTTAAAGAAAGATAGTTACATACAGGCAATAAAAAGTCAGATATCCGTATTGAATGATATACGAGATGACTTATGGTTTTATCTGATTTTACCTGAACCCGTTGAGGATTTAGATTTCAAAAATGTGAGTCAACATTTCATGGATTTTCCATCTTACATACCATCGATGAGGGTTCATTTTAACACCTTTGATTTTTATAAAAATGTGACTAAAAAGTTTGACTTTGATTTGGTAATGTCTCATTTGCCAGAACACACCCATCAAATAAAAAATATGTTTTTTAACAAGACACACCATTGGCCAAACTTATTTGGATATTGTCATTGGTTTGATTTTAAAAATACAGCAACATGGGAAGTCAGTTCGTTTAATCAAAATATAACTGGTCTATTGGAGTATGATAGATGTTATCTAAATACCGAGTATCAAAAACAATTGGTATTGACAGAGATGAAGGATACATTTAATCAAGATACTATAGATAAGGTAGATGACATATTAAAGGTTCAGTATCTTGGTGTGAAAGAATCTGATATACTTGAAAAGACAAATGAAAATACTGATAAAATAATCGTGTTCAATCATAGACCAGAAGAATATAAAGACTTCAATAATTTCATGTCCATAGTAGACGAGTTAAGAGAGCAAAGACAAGATTTCAAGGTGTGGATACCACTATTAAATAAACCTAACAGAGATTATGTTATTACTGATAAATTTGAGAAGGCTGGTTATTACGAAAAGTTAAGTAAGTGTCGTGTCGGATTATCACCCAAACAAAAGTATGGTGGATGGAGTGTTGCCACAACCGATGGTTTAATGAATGGAACACCTTATATTATGTATGATGAACTATATTATAAGGAACTACAATCTAATGCTGAGTTTTTTAAGACAAATGGTCAAGCTGTAGATTTGTTAAACAAATACTTGGATGACAACAATCACAGAAATGAGATGGGTAAGAGAGGATTAGATTGGATGAGAGACAACTTGTTGTTTAAAGATAGTATGAAAGAAATGTCAGACTATATAGATAATCTTGTGGATGACTTACCAACTCTGAAAAAGTCAACAAGGATAGAAGATATAAAAGAAATGATAAGGCATTCTTATTTTGGTATTACCAAAGGAGAGTTAATACAAAAACTAAAGTGGGGTGGTGGTATAACTTGGACGCCATACAGAAGGGCACTCATGGCAGACTCGAATATCTATGATGGTGATGACGCCACACCCACTTATTATTGGAGTGAAGATGATTGATAAAATTTATATACCCACGTTTCGTAGAGTGAATGACCAAACTACCTTTGATGGTTTGCCAGATGAGTATAAAGAAAAGGTAGTTATGGTAGTTCAAGAACAAGAGAGGGATGAGTACAAATATGACGTGGAATATTTGGTAGTTGGTGACAATATTGGTATCGCTAAAACAAGAGAGTTAATCTGTAGAGATGCGGGTAATAAGAGATTTTACATGTTAGATGACCAACTTGTCATTCAGAGAAGAAATGCTAAATATTTTGGTGATGAGTCAAATATGGATACTGCTAAAAGAGTGTGTACAAAAGAAGACTTAGATGATATGTTCACTCTGTTTCATGGTTGGATGGATGATGAAAATATAATGCACATTGGACATAAAGCATCAGCGATGCCACCTGGCAAACGATACTTAGAAAACCAAGCTATTACACAGGCGACCATGATAGATGGTAGAGAACTTTCAAAGTTTATTGACGACATAAATTGGGATTTGTGTTACTTAGGTTCGGATAGTAGATTTACATTAGATTGTTTGGTTAACGGATATAAGAATAGAATATCAGATGAGTTCTGTCATTTTAAAAAAGGTATGTGGGCGCCTGGTGGTTGTCAAAGTAGTGGTAGAACCGTGGAGATGTGGGAAAAAGAACACATGAAATTGATGGACTATTATCCTGAGTTCGTTTACATACACAATGACAAGATGAAACCTTGGGGTAAATATGCTGACAACTTTGGTGAGTTCGTTGAATTCAGATATAAATGGAAAGATGCGTACACTTCATCTAAAAATATAACCCATGATTTTTTCTAAAAAAATGCCTTTTTTTCTTGACTCATATACTGTTTTATTGTTACATTTAGGGGTAATGATAAAGAAAAAGAGATAAATCATGAAGTTAGTTAATGAAAATAATTTAGAGGGTTTACAAGGTTTTAATTATGTAAGGATGTTTTTGGGTGGTTACACTGGTAACATCCAATTTGGTACTTACATGGAACTTTTCAGAAGTGGAGTTATTGACCCGAAACCAACCTATCAAAGACCTTATACATATGAAGACGAGTTGGGTTCTTATACAGGTAATACCTGGCAGAAGAATTTAATCTCAAACTTTTTGAGAGGAGACAAGATACCACCTCTTTCTTTAAGACAGGTTAATGACAAACCAATAGATTTTCAAGATTATAACCAACAATACATTGAACTTTATATACAAGAACTGTTAGATGGTGGACACAGAACTCGTACTTTTTTCAACTTTTATCAAGGTTTACTAGAGACACCAAAGGGATTTACTTTGGAGATAAATGGTAAGTCGTATGACTTAGGTGAGATGAGTTGGGTTGAGTTCCCACCAGTGGTCAAAGACTATTTGTCTAAGACTTTGGTTTTTGATGTTGATGTTTACACTACTTTAACTGATACATTAGCTGGAGAGAAATTTAGAACTTTGAATAACTTACATGTCATGACCGATCCACAATGGAGAAACTCATACAGAAAACAGATTTCTTATAGTTGTCGTCAGTTGGGTTCTTTTGATAGTAGTGAGTTTGAGATTTTCACAAAGAGAATAAATAGTGAAAACAAACTATTATACTTGAGTTCAAAAGTATCTCACACAGGTCGTGTTACGGATGAAATTGTTTCCATACTTTCAATACGAATTAAAGAGAAGTTTTTAGGTAGTATCGAACCTGAAACTTATCCATCTCTTACACCGAGTAAGACATATATAGATAATGTGTATGAGAATGATTTACACGAGAAGAAAGGAAAGACAGGTTCCTACCACATAAATGGTAAGACAATGAACAGAGTGAAGAAAATATTGTCTGTGATGAACAGAATCATCGTCAACAATAGTAACGACAAAAGATTCAAGAAGATTAATACACTTTGGACAAAGAGTTCACTGGTTAAACTTGGATTGATGATAAATGATTGGATTGACAAGTACGGACACTTTTCAATGGAGAGAATGGATGAGAATCTTTTCTTCAACAAGTTAACTTCCTATCTGTTGACAACTGTCAAAGAACTAAGTATGGTTGAGAACTGTCGTTATGAGGTTGTGAATGGTAAGTTAACAATTGTTCACAAAAAGAATATGAAATCTGAAAGGTCTAAGTATAGATTTCAAGGTGTGTGGAAGACTGGTATTAACATCAATGACTACGAGTGGTTGAAGGGTGTCATTGAAACTGACATGGAAAAGAATCTATCCAATTGGGGTATAGTGATACTAGATAATCAAAGAGATTTCACTAAGAAACAAAGACAAGAGATAGAAGACAGAGATGGTTGTGTGTGTAATCATCCTGGTTGTAATGTGACAGAAGGTCTACAAGTTGACCACAAAAAACCTTGGAGTAAAGGTGGTAAGACTCACATCGACAACGGACAATTGTTATGTTCCGAACACAATTTACAGAAGACCGACACAATGGATGACGAACAACTGGTTGACCTATCTACAGAAGACTTACAAGGTTTGGTAATGATGGGTAAGATAGACTTAAGTAAGGTTTTCGAGATACAAGAAATAAAGAAACAAAGAGGTATAGAATCATGAAAGAGTTGACACCCGAACAAATTCAAGAGAATTGGGAAAAACTGAGGAGTCTCATCAATGAAACATTCGTTGGTGAAAGACTCGATAACTTAAATAAAATGTATGACTACTTTGAAGAGAGGATGTGTATCGCACCAGCAAGTGGTAAAGAACACTTCCATAACGCTCACGCTGGTGGTTATGTGGAACATGTCCTACATATAACTGATTTAGTAGTTCAGATATGGGATTTATGGGGTAAAAATGGTGCTACAATTGACGATTTTGATAAAGAAGAGTTAATATTTGCTGCCTTACATCATGACTTGGGTAAAGTTGGTGGTTTGGCTGAGGACTATTATGTACCAAACGAATCAGACTGGCATCGTAAGAATCAAGGGTTAATCTATAAACATAATCCTAATATTCAGTACATGACTGTAACTGATAGGGCAATTTGGTTATTACAACATTTTGATGTCAAGATGTCTGAAAATGAGTATCTTGGACTAAGATTAACCGATGGTATGTATGAAGAAGCTAATAAAGGTTACTATGTCAGTTACATGCCACATAAACAACTTAGGTCTAATATTGCTCATATATTACATCAGGCAGATATGATGGCTAGTAAAATAGAGTATGATGAGTGGAAACGAGGTGACCATGATATTAAAGTACAGAAGGAAGTGGTAACGAAAGAGAAGACTCAACAATCAAAAGCTGCCAATCAGGCATTCAAAGACCTATTCGGAGAGTAATTGTACTTAGATTACTTCGACAAGTTCAAGAACCAAGAACCATATCTTCACATCGATGAAAAAGAATGGACTTACATAAAGGATACATTCGAGAAGGATGATGTAAAGGAATCTCTGGCAAAAGTCGCTATGGACTATCCAATGCCGACAATGGAGATGACCGAAGAAAATTGTCGTAAGGACTTCAATAAGTTAAAGGGAACTTGGGTTTATGATATTCTGAAAGAAGGAGAATGGTTTGCTCGTTCCGAAGAGGGTTATGAGTGGCCTTTAACTTATAAGGGTGAACAATGGTATTTTAGTAGAAATAACATAGGTAATAAATCATCTAATTATTTTCAACAAGAAAATAGATGGTCAGTTGATGGTTCAGTATCACCAGGTCCCAAACGAACTTGGGAGTCTGAAAAGTTTATGACATCATTGATGGGTTCAGCATATAGTCTGAAACTACCAAAGATAGATAGGTCAGCATTAAGAGTAATGTTAGGACTTCGTAAGTACATCTGTAGTCAGTTCAAACCGAATGTAGCAAAAGCTCTGTACGACTTATTCAAGGTCAAAAATGTTATGGACTTCTCGATGGGATGGGGAGATAGGTTAGCTGGTTTCTTTGCTAGTCAGAACACCGAGTTGTATGTTGGTGTCGATCCTCGTAAAGAGAACCATCCGATTTACAGAGAACAGGCTGATTACTACGAAGGTCAACTTACGATGTTTGAGTCGATGAAAAAGGTTGACTTCTATTGTGAGGCCGCTGAGGACTTTTACTATGATGGTTATGAAGATACATTTGATATTATATTTACATCACCACCTTATTTTAATGTGGAAAGATATAGTCATGATGATACTCAAAGTTGGGTTAGATATAAAGACATTGATAATTGGAATAATCAGTTTTTACATAGAGCCCTCGATAATATGTTACCGACCTTAAGAAGTGGTGGTAAGCTATGTGTCAATATATCAGACGTTTACGGAAATTCTAAGTGGTCAACTGAGAGGGGTTGGTCAAAGATTTGTGACCCGATGAATGAGTTTCTTGATGAATATAGAGATATGGAATACATAGGTTGTATTGGAATGGAAATGGCAAAACGACCAAATAGTGGTGGAGCTGGTACGGCAAAAGATAAGACACAATATAGTGAAGAGTCTTTAAAACTTGCAGAGGAAACAAAGGACAAAAGGTTCTGTGAACCAATTTGGATATGGGAAAAGAAATAGAACAAAGATTTAAAAAGTATTATAATATGGAGCCGTATATCAACATACCGCATGATGAGTGGCAATCCATACTCAAGGACTATGAGAAAGATGATATCATAGACGAGTTAGCAAAGGTGTTACATACCTACAAACCACCGATTCAGAAGATAACAGAACAAGACACGATTGATGCTCTGAAAAAACTAAAATCAACTTGGTGGAATGATATCTTACTTGATGGTGTTTGGTTTCCAAGAAATGACACAAAGTCAGATTATGACTTACGATTTCTTGGAGAGTGGAAGTATTTCAAGAGAGTAAATGCGGGTAACAACGCCTCTAATCCATTTCATATCGAAAATAGATGGAAGGTTGATTGGGTTAGAATGCCAAGTGGATGGAAAACATGGCAAACAGAGAAGGGAATAAAAACAATTATCAGAGCCTATTTCAGTTTGGAAAAGGTTCTAACAGAAGTTAACGAAAACACATTGAGGATGGCAACTACTTTAAGAAAGTATATTGCATCTCAATTCAAACCAAGTATTGCAAAGGCCTTTTATGACTATTTTGGAAGTAATAATGTACTCGACTTTAGTGCTGGTTGGGGTGATAGGTTGGCTGGGTTTTATTGTGGAGAGACTACAAAATCATATGTCGGGATTGACCCGAACACCAACAATCATCCAAATTATCAAAGACAAGTGGAATTCTATAAGAAACATCAAACATTCTTCGAACAAGAAAAGAAAGTAGATTTAATACCACTACCAGCAGAAGATGTTGATTTTACTAAATATAAGGAACACTTTGATACAGTGTTCACCTCACCACCTTATTTTAATACGGAGAAATATTCTGAACATGATACACAGAGTTTCAGAAGATACAGCGAGATAGATAGTTGGAATAAGGACTTTTTACATAAGGCCTTGGGTAACATAATTCCAGCGATGAAGACAGGTGGTATTCTTGCGGTTAATATAGCAGATGTATATTGTGCTAAAAAGAAAGGATATCTTGACATCTGTAATCCAATGAATGACTTCATAAAATCACAAGGACTAAAATACAGAGGATGTATTGGTATGGAAATGACCAAAAGGTTCAACTCGGCTGGAGCTGGTAAAGCTGCGAGTGATTACTTTTCAGATGATTTTCAAGACAAGGCCTTGGATACAAAAAATGATGCTTTTGGTGAACCAATTTGGATATGGGAAAAATAATTTATATTTTCCATGAGAGAAAATACAACGTAGATAAAATAAAGATATATTTATAAGTATGAACGCTGCAGATAGAAAAGAATTCGAGTTAATTCACGAGAAGATAGACAACATCAAAGAAGATATAAAAGACATGAAACATGACATGTCTATGGCTCATGGTAAAACAGAGGAGACTCTGAGATTCATGAAAGAAAACCTCTTTAATCCACATGAGGGACTTTGGGCTGAAACAAAACAAAATACTCAGTTCAGAGAAAATTCCCAAAAATGGAGAGGTATCATCGGAATAGGTTTTATAGGATTGGTTATTGAAAAAATCTGGTCAATATTCACATAAACTAAAACAACTTGAAAAATGGATGGATTGGTTGGAGACACCAAATAAAGATTTTGGTGGATTTCCACCTTGTCCGTTTCTTGCACCTGAACGTAAACAAGGTAAGTTACTGATTGATTTTTACGATTATACAGAAAACTCACTGTTTAGCCAAATAGAAGAGTTTAATAAGGATGATAACTACACTACAGCATTATATCTACATGTCAATGGTGAGTGGAGAAAACAAAAAACTAAAGAATATGAGGCTTGGATAACAAGTAATTTAGATATGATAGGACTTGGTCTTCTAAAGGCTATATGTTTTAGTCCTTGGGAGAAGATAAAAAGAAACGGAGTTAGAACAAGAGTACAGGCACCTTGTTTTATCACGTCCATAACTACACATAAATCGTTAGATGATGCTTGGAAGAAAATAGTCAACACAAAATATTGGAATAAAAATAGAGAAAGTGCTTGACTGTTATGTATATTTGGAGTTAAGTTTACTATATGAGAAATAAAGAAAGATATAATAAAGAGATAAAGAGTCTCAGAAAGCTATTGTCTGATAATCAATATACAAGGACATTGTCAACCACTTATCATGGTTTTTTGAATGATATGCACATGAAATTAATTGGTGATGGAAATGTGACACCAAAGATGATAAAATCAATAGAAACGGCTATTCATTGTTATGGTAATTATAATAGACCTGATATCAAGATTCAAAGGGATAATATGTTAGCTAAGATAACCAAGTTAAAATACTTATTATCACAATGTGGTTATACTCAACAATATGAAAGAGAGAAAATGGAGTTCTTAGATAGTATAACGAGTAGGGCACATTCGAGGGGTAACCTAACACCTAAACAGGCAAAATATGCCAATACTTTATATAAACAATTCAACAAGAGGATTTTACCTTAGTGCATTTTTTTGAAGAAAGTGCTTGTAACTGTTGTTTTTTATTCGTAGCTTTAAGTGTAATTAAAAGGGAGTTTAATGAGTAAATATTCGGATTTTTGGTTTGACAATCGTAGGACAAGTTTGGTCGATGACCTGTTGTCTCTTGATGACAAGCCAGTAAAAAAAGGTAAAGACCACATCGCTCTTGCTGGTCACAAAAGGGCAATTGCTAATTTTGTCCGTATCGTGAGTGGTGAAAGTATTCCTGTCAAGTTTCCATCTCGTGGAGATAGTTATACTGATGGTAAGTCTGTTACTATCGGTGCTAATATCAATGAGAAGAACTTTGACTATGTTGTTGGTCTGGCTCTTCATGAGGGTAGTCACATAGCCTACTCTGATTTTAATGCCTTCGGTGAAGTTCGTAGGATGTCAAAAATCAGAGAGTTTGAACTAACCTATGAAAAGATGGAGTTCTTTCGTGGGATAATCAATTACATTGAAGATAGACGAGTCGATAGTATTGTCTTCAGAGGTTCACCTGGCTACAAGGGTTACTACCATAGTCTTTACAACAAGTATTTCAATGGTAAGAAAGTTGCCAAAGGTCTTAATTCAAACATGTATCGTGAGTTGGACTTAGATTCTTATATGTTCAGAATCGTTAACTTCACTAATGAAGCTACTGATTTTGGTTCTCTTCCAAGACTAATTGACATTTACAAACTAATCAACATGAAAAACATCTCAAGACTAAAATCTACTGATGATGCGATTCAGTTGGCAAAGTCTGTTTGTGAGATTGTCTTCAAGATTGTAGATAGTGTCAAACAACCTGAAGAGGGTAATAGTCAAGGTAACAACGAAAATACCGAGAGTGGTGAAAATAAAGAGTCTGAAGGTAGTTCTGATGGTGGTGGTAGTTCTGATGGAGATGGAACTGAGGTTGATACTGGTGATGCTCAGATGACTCCTGAAGGTGGAGAACCTACTGAGTCAAATGGTCAAGAGTTATCACCTCAACAACAGAAACAAATTTCTAATATGTTCGAGAAACAAAAAGAGTTCTTGGATGGTCAGACTAAAAAGTCCACATTGACCAAGAAAGATTCTCAGATTGTTGACGCTCTTTCAAACTCAAATACTGAGTTGGTTGAGACTGGCGATGGTAGAATTGGTAAGGTTGGAACTGTTGTGATTCCATCACTAACTAAGGAACTTATCGAAAGTGGTGCCTTTCCTTTCTTTCGTAAACTTGATAATTCTTCTTGGGAGTACACGAGTAGTTATGGTGGTGGTGCCGAGATGATTGAGACAATTGACGAAGGTCTTAGACTTGGTGCTATTCTTGGTAAAAAACTTAAGATTCGTGGTGAGGAAAAAGACTTGATTTTCACAAGACAAAACACTGGTAAGATTAACAAAAGATTAATCTCCGAGTTGGGTTTTGGTAATGAGAATGTCTTTTCCCAAGTGGTCAAAGAAAGATATAACAAAGCTAACTTACACTTGTCGATTGATGGTTCTGGTTCCATGAGTGGTGGAAAGTTTGAAAAAGCCATCAAGTCTGCGGTTGCGATTGCTAAGGCTGCCGATATGGCTGGAAACATTCATGTGACTGTCGATGTGAGATATACTCATAATGACAAGCCTGTTGTTGTCATCATTTACAATAGTAAGAAAGATAAGTTGACTACTATCAAAACTCTTTGGAAGACACTAAAACCAAGTGGAGTTACTCCTGAGTCACTATGTTACGAGGCTATTATGAAAAAGTGGTTAGGTGGTACAAATGGTGAGGATAACTACTTCATCAACTACTCAGATGGGGCGCCTTGGTTTTCTACTGGTGGTAGAGGATATAATAATCCTGATGTTTACTACTGTGGTGACAGAGCCATTGACCACACTCGTAGAATGACTAAGTTGATGAGAAACAATGGAATCAAAATCATGAGTTATTTCATTTCAAATGGAACACCTTACGAAAGTGATGTTCAGACTTTCAAAAGAATGTATGGTAAGGATGCGAGTTTCATTGATTCCACAAACATGATGAACGTTGCGAAAACAATGAATGACAAGTTTCTTTCGAAGTAAATGATTAGAAAGTGGTTACATAACAGAAAACTCAAAAACAACCCGATGTGTCCTTGTGGGTGGCGAATGATTGACCACCCACGAAGGCACTTTACACACTATTGGACGTGTATATGGGATGTATGTACCTGGGAAGCATTTGCACAAGATGGTGGAAAGGTAAAATATTGGTATGGCTAATATAAGTCAAAATATGTTGGTAGAAAAACTTGAGATGCTCATAGAGTTATGTGTGGAAACTGAACCTACACCAAAACAACTTCTGAAGATGTCTGGTGAGAAAAATGCTGACATTACAGACCTATTTACGCCTGAACTTATCGATGCTAAATTCTATCTACAAGAAGTTTTAGAGGGTAGTTATGAGATACACGAAATGACAGAAATCATGAAGGGAGCTAATACTATCTGGCGATGGAGACAAAAAGTCAAAAAAGATGGATGGCCAGATATGTCTAATATTGAGTATAGATGTGGTGACTTACTGAAACAGAAACAAAAGATAAATGCGATTAAGGAATACAGAGCATTCATGCATGACCGAGGTAATAAGGTGAGTTTGAAAGAATGCAAAGATTGGGTGGATAGGTTAATGGTGAAGATGGACTTGGACAATTGAGAGATTTGGGGAAATTTTTTTTGAGGGTTATATATATAATCCATAATTATTAATAAGGAGAAGTATAATGAAATTACATGAAATAGTAGATAGTTTAATAGAATTGTCAACCGAAGAGATGCCCGAAGAAGCTCGTAAATCACTTGATGATGCCATAGATAATATAGTATCGAGTATGACCGAACTACAATTACAAAATATTGTAGAGGAATCGTTTGGAAAGATGGTAGGTGAAGAAGAAGAGATTCAAGCTATTAAATCCATGATGGAAGGTAATATTGCGATTGCCTAAACACGTTAAGATTGCCCGAGAAGATTGGGTTCGTATGATGTTTTGTGTAAAACATCTAATGAGGTTACATCCCGAATACAATGAACTAATAATGACGTTCTATGCCAAGATGTACGACAAGTACCCGTATAATGAAAAAGACCCGTTTGATTTCGAAGAACCAAGACCAAGAACTTCAATTGAACGTTCACTTGATGAGTTGGTCGACTTGAATGATAAAGAGAAAAAAACTACAAAAAAAGAATTTAGTAATGATTTAAACCTAATGCTAGTCAACTTAGGACTTAAGTTACCTAGTTGGGATGATAACAAAGAGGAAGGTAAAGATAATGAATAAACGTAATCCATGTAGAGTAAAAAAAGTAGAGTATCGTGAAGATGGTGTTCACATCGTGGAACGCCGTGGTTATGCTCAAGAACGTAAAACAATCGAAGAGGTGGAATCGGTCTTCGTGATGGAAGGTGGAGATACAGGAATAGGTTATTGGTATCCGAAGGATGATGTGACACTTACGAAGGGTAAGTGGACTAATAACACAGGTAAGGTTATAAGTAAGAAGTCTTTCTACAGGCGTGCGAAATAGCAACAAGTTAGGATACTATATTTGGAAGAGAATTAACCAAGACCAAGAGAGATTCTCTCGTAGTAGACCAAGAAATCTGGTCGGTTTGTATGTGAATGAAAAAGATATTCGTGGTTATATAATGGACTATTTCAACTATGGATTCGATTGGGATGACACATCCAAAGAGGAACTATGGGAGCGAAGGTATTGGGATGAAAGAGATGAGGATATATGAGTTTAGTTAGACCAAAAAAAGTAAGGATTGATTACTCACCCGAAAAACCAATTTGGGGGATGTTTGCGTGTGCACCGATAATGAATAAAGAGGTAATAGAGGAATGTCCAGTGATTCCGTTGGATGGTGAGAATCCACTACCCGACTATCGTTTTGCTTGGCCCAAGTCACCTACCGATGTACCACAAATACTATGTTTACCTCTTGGTTACGGTGCGGTATATAACCATAGCCGTAACAATTGGAATGCAAATTGGATTAATCATCCCGAGTTGGATAGGGTGTTTCAATTTGTAGCAACAAGGGACATCGAGGTAGGTGAAGAGGTTTGTACATACTATGATGATGATTACTACTTTGCTAGGGACGCATTTAACGACATACCTTTGGTGGGTGAATTGGAATGATGGATGAACTAAACAAGCTACGACCAAAACTCAACATCGAGAAGTCACTTAGGGAAATCCTCAAGATACTTAGGACACCACACCGTGTCTATGGTCATGGTGTAGTTGGTCATAAAGAATTAGAAAAAGTACAAAAACGACTTGATAAGATTGAAGACGACCTACATACTATTAAAGATAAGCTTGGTTTACTAAGTAATATGGATAAGTTAAATAATGAAGAAATATAGAGTATACATGTTGGAATGTTCGGATGGGACTATCTATACAGGAATAACAACGGATTGGAAGAGAAGGTTAAATGAACATAATAGTGGTAAGGGAGCAAAGTATGTGAGTAAACGAATTCCAGCTCACATAGTATATCTAAGTCATCTTATAGGTAACAGAAGCGACGCTATGAAAGTGGAGTATGGTATAAAACAATGGAATCGTAGAAAAAAACTATCTTGGATAAAGGCAAATGAACGAGAAACAAAAGAAAGAATACTTTGAATTCCTAATCAACGAGTACGATGAAGGAAGAGCCCGTATAAGGGGTGACCATCCAAAGGAAGTACAGGTAGCAATAGACACGTTCTTTAAAGCGGGTAAGATACTCGTGGACAATCCCGAGATAGATAAGATACCCGATGAGTACGTTACCAACCTATTAAAGTCTCTATCCAACCATCCTCAATATCATCAACTCGTATATGAACTAATCGATATACTCAACCAAAAAGAAAAGAATGATGGGTGAATTTATTATGCAAGTAATAGGGGTTAACTTGACGCTTCTTTTCATAGAATGGCTAGTTAACGAGTGGACAGATGCCTAATCCCTTTTGGGGTGACGATACACAAGAAGGCTGGTATCACATAAGAGCCAGAGACATGGGTATATACAAACCTAATGGTAAAGTTATTCAGTTCTGGTTATGGGGTGACTCTGAAGTACACATAAAAGAATTATTAAGCATTAAAGGGGTAAAAGACATAGAATGGATAAGGAAGGAAGAGCCACCTTTTACCTAAATATAACACGTTCCACCCTCTAGCGAGGGATACACATCAAATATCCAATATAATACACTAGCTCTATGGTTACTCGTGGGTAGTAGTGGGTATTTTCCCTAATTTATAATATTATATATATGTCAAAACTACATGAAGATGACTATTTGACACACCTCAAAGTATAGGGCTCACACACACTTGAAAAAAAAGCTTTTTCTATAGGTTTTTATCACTTTTTGCTTGTATTTTAACGCTAATAGTGTTATATTTGAGGATTGCACAGCAAGCTAGATTAGGATGAATTACCCAGAAAAAAATGCATTTATTTGCCTTTTTTGCTTGTAACTGTCGTTTTTTCTTCGTAGCTTTATATGTGAGTTAAAGAGATAAAACAAAGAATTAAGTGGGACTAAGGTTAAGAGCCACTGCTAGTCATCGACTTCTGGAGTCCCCAAGACATCTGACCGAAAGGGGCTGAAATGCTGGGTTTGGAAACCGCAACTGAGTAAGGTCAGGCTTTGAAAGGCCCATGATAGAGAACTAATCACTCTCTTAGGTAAGTGGCGTCAGAGGACGAAAAGGAGTGATTCCCTTAGTAGTCCGTTAGTATGGCTGGGGGGTTCGAGTCCCCCCTCAATGATTCGTGAGACATGGTGGTGGTACAGGCCGCTTCCGTCGGGTGGAAATGCCGGATTTGGGTAAATGTCTCACAAAGATTTATTAAAAAAAAGGCGAAATAACGAAAATAATGCTTGTTTTATTCATTTATTATTCGTAGCTTTAACTGTTAAATAAGGAGAAAATATGACAAAAAGGAAAAACCCATCACCAGGCGTAGTCGTCAAGATTGAGAAATCTGGTAATAGATACAACGCTTGGGATAAAGATGGAGTAAAATATACCTCGTATATCAGAACTGGTACGAGGAAATCAGCATACATGAAAGGTATGGCTCTTGAATGCCGAGAGGGCAAGGGTGGAAGAATCTATTGGTGGAAAGTACCAATGGAACAATTCGGTGCGGTATCACACGTACCTGATGCTCCATCTGATGTAGAGATACCTGATGGTCATGAGGCTGTAGTAGATTTTATTTCTAATTCCTATGGACTAAAACCGAAAGGTTTGGTCATGAAGGAACTCAAGTGGAAGTACCTCATAAGGTCTGCCGTCAGAGGTAAGAATATAATGATGACTGGTCAAGCCGGTTGTGGAAAGACAATGGCTGCTAAGTCACTCGTCAATGCTCTTGACAGACCTGACTTCTACTTTAACTTGGGTGCGACTCAAGACCCGAGGGCGTCCTTAATAGGTAACGTTCACTTCGACAAAGGTAAGGGTACTTACTTTTCTGAGTCACTATTCGTTAAAGCCATACAGACGGAAAATGCCGTTATACTCTTAGATGAGTTGACAAGGGCACATCCTGATGCTTGGAATATCTTGATGACTGTTCTCGACTATGGTCAGAGATACTTAAGACTTGATGAGTCTGATGGTCAAGATACTATCAAGGTCGCTGATGGTGTGACATTCATCGCTACGGCTAACATCGGTAATGAGTACACCGCTACTCGTCAGCTAGATAAAGCCCTCATGGATAGATTCACCGTTATCGAGATGGACTTACTTAATGACGAAGAAGAGCTTGGTTTACTTAAGTACATGTTTCCGACTGTCGAAGAAAGTGAACTAAAAAATATTTCGTCCATTACCCACCTTACTCGTGTTGAGGCGGCTAATGACAATCCTCGTATTACGAGTGGTGTGTCGACAAGAACCTCAGTAGAGATAGCTGGGTTACTCTTCGATGGATTCAATCTAATGGAAGCTGCCGACATCACCATCTACCCTCAGTATGACGCTACTGGTGGTGTTGACTCGGAGAGAACATTCGTCAAACAGATAGTACAGAAGTTCGTGTCTGATGGTAGTGAAGAAGAGTTGTTCACCGACCACGAGATAGAGGACAACGACTAAAAGACATCGCCCAACCTCCGAGGTTCTCATGACATAATGTCACGAGTTAAAAGGCCTCCGAGGTGGGCGACTCATAATTAAAGCGATACTTTAAGGTTGGTGTTAATCTCCTTTCACCGACCTATCGCTGTACCCCCAATCTTCATTCGGTTTTCCAAACAGTTAAAGCGATACTTTAACAGCGCTAGGGTGGCAAACATTTTGCTGTCAATTTTTTACCCATGGATCCTTTTTATATGTCTAGCGACATAGGATATCGTGTCGGTTTGATATTTATTATTGGAAGAAGGGCATAGAAGAAATGGAAGAAATAAAAAACCTTGTAAATGAGTATAGTTGGTTATTAGTTACTGGCATAGCTTTACTCTTATTTAATAATACCATACAGGAATTAGTGGATGGTATTATGATATTCTTAGGTAATGACTATAATGAGGATGATGTTGTAGAGGTGGATGGTTCACCTGGTCGTATCGTAAGAGTAGGGATGTGGAAGACTGTATTCTTTATATATCATATAGTAAACGGTAAGATAGTGGGTGGTAGTAAGTTGGTTGTAGCGAATAGTAAACTGAAAGACCTTAAGATAGAGAAACCTTTACCAAATCTCGATTTATCTAAGTATCAAGAAGATTAAATTTTACATTACAATATTTATTAGCGATTAGCTTAATAATCCACAAACCGAAGTAGGAGAATCACATGAAGCGACTTATGTGTTTGTTACTTGTTGGATTGACATTTGCTAATGTAGTAGATAGTCAACCACCTATACCAAAGACACCATTTGAGTTATACTCTCATGAACTACCATATACACCGAAAAAGGGTAAGATAGTAGTTTCATTTATGATAGACGAAAATGGTAAAGTAGAACAACCAAAGATACTCGATACCTTTGACCGATACCTGAATCGTATTGTTATAGACAAGTTAGAACAAACAAAATACAAACCCGCGTTACAAAATGGAAGACCTGTTAGAGTAAGATATCAGTTACCGATAATATTTAGATAGGACTTTATAACCAAAGGGATGGCACAAGTAGGTATGCCATCCCTTTTTCTTTTACCTACTTACGAAATAAACCCACCAACACCAATAAAGCGACAAGTCCAGCAAATCCGGACTGACCGAATGTACTGATAATTGATGTTAAGTTTCCAATAACTTTGACACCAAAGACACCAGTTCCAAAGATTACTTCGGACACAGCACCTATGGCAACAAAGGACATAAGTAAATGAGCTATGTCATCTACATATCCCTTGACCATTGTTATTACTTCCTTCATGTTTATTCTCCGTTAGTTAAAGGAAAAAGTAGAGGACTTTCCTCTACCACTAATAAATAACTCTATTTTATGTAAAAAAAGACTTGACACGAATATATTTTTTTCGTATATTATAGGTATGAATGAGATTATTTGGGCAATAGTTACAATCGGTTTTATCGTTGTGTCTACTGATGTAGTAGAATGGTTAGCTGATAAGATACAAGATAAGTTTAATAAATGACAGTGTTAGAGATATCATTGTATGTTATCTTTGTATACGCATTTTACAATCTAGCAAAAGAATTAGAAAGGGATATCTTTAAATGATTACAGCATCTTTATATTTTTTAATGGGAGTTATTGCTCCTTCATTTCTTAATCTACTACACTTGATGATTGGTGTTTATGTGGTCAATGCTAGAGGTAGTGTTATGTCGTTAGGGTTTAGTGGTATTAGTTTCCTAACCAAATCTATGGGTATGATATTCTTTACTTGGTTGGGTGTCTCTATGATAGGATTGGATTATAGAATCTTTGTTCCTATACTATGTTTCTTCTGGTTCTTTTCTCATTTAGCAGAGGCCTTCGTGATACAACATTACATACAAAAGAACGTACCACAAGGATTACAAGATTTACAAATTAAATAGGAGAGAGTTATGTTTGAATATTATTTAGTCGGTGGTATTGTGCTTGGTGTATTTTATCTAGTATACATTTTGTATTACGATGACTACTCAGATTTCTTTCGTATGTAATGAAATATAAAACTTACAGATTTACATCTGAAACAACAGGTGAAGAATGTGAAGTAAAAATAAAAAGGGAGAGTAAAATGAAAAAGATATCATTATCTTGGTTACATTTATTATTAGCAATAGTAACGTTTCTGTTAGCATCACCAGCACTTAGAGGTGAAGTTAAGCCTGAGATAATAGGGTATGTTCTTAAACCATCAAACGATGTCCATTGTCAGATTCAGATAGAGATAGTCGAATCTTATGCTTGGGGAAATGTACCAACTATACAAAAAGAAGAGACTTTGGATATACTTATGGATAGGATAATATTCGAAGAAACTAACTATTGGGGAGTTAATGAGATATTCTATGTAGATGACAAACCTTACATTCTCATTAGACTACCTTATACAGGACATTGGTATGGCAAAGACAACTAAATATTCAAACGCTGGTAAAGGTGATAAGAGTAGAGTATCAGACAAAAAGAAGTACGATAAGAACTACGATAGGATATTCAAACCAAAGATGTCGGACTTTCCTATACCCACCACAAAGGTATTTAAAAGTAAAAAACGTAAATCAAGACAGCAAGAAAAAATCGATTTAAAGAAAGAAATTGCTTGACTCATATACATTTTCTTTTGTATCTTTAGGGGTAATAAAAGGAGAGTAAAATGAAATCTAAACAACTTAAAAACGGCCTTTGGAAAGACAAAGTCGTTTTCTTCAATGGTTTTCAAGCAAAAGCCGTTGATGTAAAAGGTGGTAAAGTGAAGAATGATACTTGGGTAAAACTCAAGACCAAGCTTCAGTTTCCCAATGGTAAAACTAAATGGGTAGACTTTAACCTTGTAGTATGGGATTAAAAATGAAAGATAAAAAAACAATAATATTCGATTTGGATGGTACACTTGCCATCATAGATAAAAGGAGAGTTCTTGCTGGTAAAACCAAAGATGGTGTACCTACCAACAAGATGGATTGGGATGTATTCTTTGATCCTGATAACGTATTCAATCTTGACCAACCAAACGTACCAGTCATTAAGATGGCTCAAACGTTTGCTAAGGATGGATTTAAAATTGTTATCTTCTCAGGTAGAAACGATAGGTCTTTTCACACCACTAAAAAATGGTTAAAGAAACACGATGTTCCCTTTGACCTTTTAGTGATGAGACCTGATAAGTTTCAGGCTGACTCATGGCCGATTGCTGATGGTAATCCAGCAACACCCGACATGAGATTCATGCCAGACGAAATCCTCAAAACAAAAATGTTAGATACTTTCGTAGATAAAGATGACGTGTTAATGACTGTAGACGATAGACAGAAAGTTGTGGACATGTGGAGAGATTTAGGTCTTACTTGTTTTCAAGTAGCGCCTGGGGATTTTTAATTGATGGGGCTGTAGTTCAGTTGGGAGAACGCTACACTTGCACTGTAGAGGTCGCTGGTTCGAATCCAGTCAGCTCCACTTCCATGTAGAGGTGCCAGAGTGGTCTAATGGGGCGGATTGCAAATCCGTTATTCGTGGGTTCGAATCCCACCCTCTACTCCATTTAATTAAATGCATTTTTTTTAAAATAATGCTTGTTTTATTCGAATATTATTAGTAGCTTTAGGTGTAAGAAAAAGGAGATATTTAATGAATTCAATTTTTAAAGAAATACAAAAAGACATGGACGAGTTCTTCGACCATATAGATTCAATATTAGACAGAGATCCAGATGAGGTCGATGTCATTACTGACCATCTTCCAGAACCTGAACCTAAGTGTGGTATGGACGAGTTAGTAGAATCACTTAAGAAAAAATTCCCAAATCATACAGTAGTAGGGGGTAACTAATGGATAAAAATTCAACAATCGATTTTTGGGATGCTATAGATAAGTTACTTATCGGTATAAAAAAAGATTACGCTGGTTGGGGTAATGATATAGACTCATTAGATGAATCATCTAAAAAGATTAGGTTAAAAATGATTGACGAGTTCAATCAAGGTATTAATATAAAGATTGGTAGGAAATATATCAAGGTTATTCAAGGTGGTTCAGTATGGGGATTTATCGCCGCTGGTGATGGTTCACTAAAGGGAATACCACACAAGAAAGGTGATGTCTTTAAGGCAGCTGGTTGGAGGGCTCCTGCTAAATGGGCTAGGGGTTCTATCTTCAGTAAAGATAAGTTTTACTCTTGGACAGGTCCTAACTACCTAATATAATGAGAGGTCAACAACTAATAGATTTTATTATCGATAAGTTCGATGGAACTATAATGGAAGATAACAAATGGCGTGTCAATGGTTCTAAAGGAAATCACTATTGGGTTGAATGGCATCCGTTCCATAAACATTATAGTTGTGGGTGTAAAGGATATGCCTTCAGACGAACTTGTAAACATATCAAGGAAATAAGTAATACATTTAAACAAAATTTATTTAAAAATAATGCTTGACTTGTATTGTTTTTCTATGTATATTTAGACATGAAAAAAAGGAAAGAAACAATGAACTTCGGAAAATTTGTAGATGCTGACACTACTACTTATTGGGTAAATAAGAAAACCGGCACTACTCATATGGTTTTTGCTGATGTGGATTGGAGTGGTAATTTAAAGTTAAGCACCACTACTCTTAATCTTAGGTATGAGAGAGATTACTTCTTTAGGAAAGATGCTGTTGATAGGTTCTTAAAGAATTACGAGTTTGTTTGTGAGAATCCAAATATAGTTTTTTGGAGTAAAGTGTTGGCTAACAAACAACTAAAGAGTGACTTATCTTGGGGTTTGAAAACCAAAGGTAGACTTGGTATTACAAAGGAAGAATTTTTTAACAAAGTAAAGGGAGAAGTATAAATGACATATGTTTATGAATATGTTGTCGGTAATGACAATGTTAAGGTGGAGTATTGCCATAGCAGTATTACAGATTCAATCAAAGTGGTTGAGATGTGGGTTAATGGTAAGTTCCATAGGACTACTTGGATGAGTCCAGAAGGTAATAAGATGTTGATGAATAGGTTGGAAAATGATATGACAGATAGGATGTGTGGTACTGGTGAATATAGTTCCGAGATAGATTTGGATAGGGATGTCCCTATGATGGCGGCTGTATGAAACTTGAGAAGATATTATTATCATTAGAACTGATTGAGGCTGAACTTGATGACGCTTCAAATCAGTTACCTGAATACAATGCTAATTCAGACGCACTCACATCCCTTGATTGTGCTAAGAATGAATTGTATTGTCTCAAGGACGACTTGGAAAAAGCTATCATAACCGATAAACTATTAGACCCGATTGATAGGTTTGCAGACGACAAGTGATATAGTATGTAGAGAGTGTTCGACAGAGTTAGATTCATCACGAGTCCAACTCGGTCTATTCACTTGTATCGAATGTTCTGATACTGAGAAGTATTCAGCACATATCGTGTATCCACACAAAACAGGTTCGACTGTTCAACCTGTCCAAAAGGATACTAAAAAGAATCTTCAGAGATTAGACCGAAGGTCTGCTAATGGTAATCGAATTGCTAAAGGTATATTCGCTGATAATAGTTGGGATAGGTGGTTAGAAAGTTACTATGACAATATATATAATAAGAGACCAAAGAAAAAAATCTCTCGTAAAAAATTTCAAAATTTCTCTCATATGGAATCCAAAACTCTCTACCACGAAATAGTAAAAGAATTCATCCAAGAAGGTTATCATCAAGCAGTTAACAAAGTTAACGAGTTATATTCCCAAGATAAAATTTCACTAATACAAAAAAGTAAAATGATTGACAACCTAGCAGAGTTAGGTATGATGAATCGTAAAGATAAAAAGAAATTCAAAAATAAAGATTTATAAGACGGTACTAATTCTTTAGTCCACAAAAAGTCAACGACTTTAAAGAAGAAGTGCCGTCTTTTATTTTATACTTATTAATAATAGGAAAGGAAACCTTATGTCATTAAACAAACTACACTTTTTATTAGGTGTCTTAGTAACTTCATTGTCTGTTGTTATCTACATGGAAACAACTGAATTTGAGATGCCAGAGATACCTACCAAAACAGAGACCATAGTTCGTATGGTCAATGTACCTTTTACTCCAAGTGATTACACATCACAGGCAGAAGAAATCAAATCTTCTTTGAATAAATCCAAGCTCAAACATATACTTATTTATATAGAAGCTCTCTGTTGGGAGTATGGGGTTGATTATGAAATGGTTAAAGCCGTTATACAAACTGAGTCCGATTGGAATCATAAAGCTGTCTCCACGAGTGGAGCAATAGGTTTAATGCAAGTGTTACCATCTACTGCAAAATCAGAATTTAACACACCTAAACAAGACTTGTTTGACCCGTATGTAAATGTTACGGTTGGGATAAAGTATCTATCTAAGTTGGATAATCATTTTGATGATTTAGAATCTACACTTACGGCATATAGTCACGGTCCTACTGCTACTAAAAAGTATTCACCCACTTATGTTAACAATAATTTTTATGTTAAACGAGTATTTAAAAATCTAAAATGAATATCGCTACACTAGCTGGTCATTTGGCATTTGGTCTTATCGCCTTTTCTTTTTTAGTTAAGGACATTTTATATTTAAGATTAGTATCTATTATCGCTAGTTTATTTTCAGTATTCTATAACTACACTATACCAATAGAACCGATGTGGTTGGCTATCAATTGGAACTTTATATTCATAGCTGTCAACGTTTACCATGTCGCTGTTCTTATATATGAAAAGAGACCTGTTAAGATGTCTCCTAAAGAAAAAGAATTATACGAAACTATGTTTCGTGGTTTATCACCTGTAGAGTTTCTAAAGATAACTAAGGTTGCTAATTGGAAAGAATTTAAGTCTCCATTACCAATCATAACACAAGGTAAACCAGTAAAAGATTTAATCCTTATCTATAACGGAGCAGTTGATGTTATCGTTAATGATAAGAAAGTAGCCGAACTAAAAGATGGTCAGTTTGTAGGAGAGATGTCTTTCCTTACAGAGAAACCAGCAACAGCAACTTGTAGAGTAGAACATAATGCTGAATGTTTAGTTTGGAATCAAAAAGACTTTAAGGATTTATTGAAACGAAATCCCTCTTTATACTTCACAATACAATCGCTCTTAAGTGAGCAAGTTTCAAATAACTTAGTATCAAGTTCTCAAAAATAATGCTTGTTTTAATGGTTATTTGTTCGTATATTATATTGGATAATTAAATAGGTTATATCGTTCTCAAAGAATTGAATCTCAATTTAAGAGGTTCTTATAGGGGCATAGTTCTTTCTTCCTTTCTTCTATGCCCCTTAAATTTAAAACATAAACTAAGAGGTTAAAGTGAAAAAAAAGAAAATCAAGGTACAGAAGATAGATATGTCCCAATTCATGTTAGATAAAGAAGATGAAAAGCAATTGAAGTCTTTAGATAAGTTATCACCATTAAGTGAAAATTATAAGAATAACAAAAGAGTTAATCTTGAATATTTCAACGAAGATGAGTTAGATGATGTTGCTGTTGATGACTATTCAGACTGTGTAGGTCGTGAAGATGTTGAAACGCTGGGTGATATCGGAATGGATGTATATTAAAATTTAAAATCTTAATACTTAAATATAAGTGATTTGGTTGATTGGTAGACTATTTATGAGTATATGGAACAAAAAGAAAATAACGAACAAATCATTAAAGTATTGTCTTTCATATTAAGTAAGTTAGATACATTAGAGATTGAGCAATCTAAACATAAAGAAATGTTTTACAAGGTTCGTAAGAATCTTACAGATGCTAATGATTTAATAAATCAGATACTTGATGTACTAGAGATAGAGAATCCAGAGTTGTATAGTAAGACTATGGAACAATATCAAACTGGTCATGTGAAAGATTTGGTTTCCACGTTAGACAAACATATAGCAGAACTTGACGATTTAAATGACGATGATGTTCTTGACTTATTAACTCAAATAGTAGGAGACGCTTAATGAATCCCGAAATGATAATCTTTTTAGAAGATTTAAAGGCTTTGTTATTAGAATTAGATACACACCATGAAGAAGACCAAAACGAAATCATTATAGAAGTGATAGATTTAATAGATGATAAAATTATCGAATTAGAGTCATAAATAATTGTTACATTTAATTATTACCATTATACTAGGAATTATTGCCATCTTTTTTGGGGTGGTAATTTTCTATGCATTACGCCGTATTAACAATTACGAAAACATAATACTAAACATAAGCAATACTGTAGAATCAATAAAACTTCAACTAAAAACCATAGATGACAAGGGGACTTTCGAGTCCGATGATGAAGTTGGTTTTTTCTTTACTGAAATAAAACAACTTGCAAATGAGTTAAATAGTTTATTTGAAACCGAGGTTGAAGGTGATGAAAAAGAGAAAAAAGAAAAGTAAAATTTATTTTGGTACGCCAGTACATGAAGCTATAATTAGATATAATCATAGTGATAGTCCGATTGAAAGAAACAAAATTTATACTGAAGAGATACATGCAGCATTTCTTAAGTTAGCAGAAAATATAATTAATACTTTTAAGTTTAGTTATTTTAGTTATGGATTTAGAGATTTACAAGAAGAGGTTGTATCTAATCTTGTAATTAATATGCACAAGTTTGATGAAACCAAAGGTAGTAAAGCCTTTAGTTATTTTTCTGTAGTGGCAAAGAATTATCTTATTCTAAATAATAATGCAAATTATAAAAAGATGAAGATTCATGATGACATTGATATTTTATATGGGCATGGTGATGAAGATGAAAACATAAATAAAAATCCATCTACAGATGTATTTAAAAAAACAATTGATTATTTTGATGAACACATTGAAAGATTGTTTCCAAAACATCAAGATAGAGAGATTGCTGAGTCTATATTATATCTTTGTAAGAATAAAGATAGTATAGATAACTTCAATAAGAAAGCAATCTATATAATGATTCGTGAGATGACAGATGTTAAAACATCTAAAATAACACAAGTCACAAATACATTTCGTAAAATATATCCTAAAATCCAAGAAGAAGTGCTTACAAGAGGTCACATA